TCACTACACTTAGTGCCTAGTAGGAGTTATTTATAATGGCGTATGCTTTAGGTAAATACTCTAAAGGTCAATGTGATAGATGTGGCTTTGTGTATAAATATCTTCAGTTAAAAACTGAGTGGAACGGTTTGAAGGTTTGTAGTGAGTGTTATGAACCTAAACACCCACAACTAGAACCTGTACCAACACCAACTGACCCAGAGGCTTTAGTTCAACCTAGAGGAACAGAAAGTGCACCCACCACAGGTTACGGTATAATAAGAACAGGAAATACTAAAAATGCTGCAGGTGTAACAGCACCTTCTATGGATGTGTCTCATAATGACACCATAGGCTCAAGTTTTTACATGAGTGAACTTACAGCAAGTTTAGGAACAGTAACAGTAAGCACAGGATAAAATAATGAGTTGGACATACTCTTCATTAAAAACCGCTATACAAGACTACTCAGAAACTACTGAATCATCTTTTGTTACACACTTACCAGATTTTATAAAAACAGCAGAAGAAAGAATTTTAAAAGCCGTCCAACTGGACGACTTTAGAAAAAATGTAACAGGAACAGCGACAGCTAGTTCTGCATATCTAGGATCACCTAGCGACTTTTTGTCTTCATTTAGTTTAGCTGTAATAGACAGTAGTTCTAATTACAATTATCTTAAATTGAAACACACAAGTTTTATACGGGATTTTACTCCCGCGTCCTCGACAACAGGATTACCAAAGTATTATGCGGAGTTTGATGAAGATACATTCATATTAGCACCAACTCCAGACAGTAACTACACATTTGAGCTACACTATTTTTATAGACCCTCATCCCTTACTTCAGCAGGTGATTCTGGCACAACTTGGCTATCAACTAATGCTCCTAATGCAATGTTGTATGGCAGTTTAGTAGAAGCCATGGTTTATCTAAAAAACTATGAATCACTACCAATCTATGAACAAAGATTTCAAGATGCGATAGCATTAATGAAAAACCTTGGGGAAGGTAAATCTACCCAAGATCAATATAGATATGACGAAGTAAGGAGACAACCACAATCATGAGAATAGAAAAACTCGAAGGGGCGAACATCGCCATAGTTGCTATGGGTGAAAGTCAGTTAGACTACCACCTAGCAGTATCACACGGAAATGAATTTGATGAAGTCTGGGCGATAAATGCTATGGCTGGTATAGCAAGACAAGTCGATAGAACATTTATGTTGGATCCCGCAAGTAGGTTTCTTGATAGCGATGCAGCAGGAAGTCAAACACATGTAATGCGTAAGGTGCTAAAGTCTCACCCTGGACCAATCTACACCTGCGAGCTTGATGATCGATGTGATAACTTAGTAGAGTTTCCACTACTTGATGTTGTCAAAGAAACAGGCAGTAGTTATTTAAACAACACAGTTTGTTTCGCTATAGCGTTTGCTATGTATAACAGAGTTGGTAGAATAAATATGTTTGGAGTAGATTTTACATACAAAGGTAATCTACATTTTGCAGAAGCAGGAAGAGCCTGTGTAGAGTTTTGGTTATCTAAATGTATAACTGCAGGGATAGTTGTAAGTGTAGCTCCTAGGTCTGGGCTATTAGATACAGACGTACCAATACAAGATAAAATATACGGATATCACAGACTAGACAATCCACCTTTAGTCATGTACGATCCTGAAACAGGAGAATTTTATGAAGTAGGTTTTAAAGAATATACTCAAGCGGTAGAAGAGCAAAATAGAAAAGAGGCGGAAATAGTTCCTATATTGAGCACACCACCAGAGGCTAAAAGATATTAATATGATAGAAATAGAAACAGTAAGTAGTATAGGTAATATAAGTGTAGCTACACAAAACAATAGAGGACACCCACCAGAATACTGGGCAGAAAGAGCAACAGAAAGAATATGTGGAATATCTGAAGATGCGGCACCTCATGTAAAACAACAAGCTGAAGCTTTCAGAGTAGCTATTTATAACACAATACTTTATTATATTAAGCAGAGCATCAATAGTGAAAGATGCACTATGAAAAATTTACTGACTCAACAAGGTCATGAAGATTTAGCTAAAATATTAACGGAGATAAAGTAATGGCAATTACATCAACTTTAACAACCAGCTTTAAAAAAGAATTACTAGAAGCAAAACACAACTTTCTTGCTTCTGGTGGTAATAGTTTTAAACTAGCTTTATACACAAGCTCAGCTACGATGGGTGCAGCAACCACAGCGTTTACTACAACTAATCAAGTTAGTGGTACTAATTACACATCAGGTGGTTCAGCTTTAACTAATATTAATCCAACAAGCGGTGGTACTACAGGATTCACAGACTTTGCTGACCTAACTTTTGGTACAGCAACTGTAACTGCTAGAGGCTGTATGATTTATAACGATACAGCCAGTGGTGACCCTTCAGTAGCTACTATAGACTTTGGTGGAGACAAAACCTCAACAGCTGGTGACTTTACTATAGTTTTCCCTGCTGCTGCAGCAAGTACAGCTATTATAAGAATAGCTTAGTTTTAAATGGCAGCGATCACTGGTTGGGGTCGAGGCACTTGGGGTTCTGATACTTGGGGTGAACCCAACCCTGTCACACTTACAGCACCAAATGCTGCAACAGGATCTGTAGGATCTTTAACTGTTGTTGCTAAAGCTAATATTACTCCTGCTTCACAAGTAGGAACTTCTGCTTTAGGTACGGTTTCTATTGATGCAGAAGCAAATGTAACTCCTACAGGACAATCAGGCACCAGCGCACTAGGATCTGTAACAACAGATGCTGAAGCTAATGTCACACTATCTGGCCAATCCGCTACAAGTGCTTTAGGCACACCATCTATAGATGCTGAAGCTAATATTACACCCACAGGACAATCAGCCACTGGTGCTGTTTCTGGTGTAGGTGTAAACGGTAACGCAGTAGCAACTTTACCTAGTGCAGTAGGAACTTTAGGTTCTGTTTCGGTAGATGTAGATGGTGAAGCAAATGTTCCTGTAGCGGGATTAAGTGCAACAAGTGCTGTAGGTTCTGTAACAGTACATCATAATGAAATATTTACATTAGATGGTGTATCTGCAACAAGTTCTCTAGGTGATGTAACTACAGTATCTAAAGCTACAATAACTCTAGTAGGGGTAGAAGGGGTAACAGGAACACCCACAGTTCTTGTTTGGGGTATAATAGACGATAGTCAAGATCCAAGTTGGACAGGGGTAACAGATACACAAGATCCAAGTTGGGCAGGTGTAGACGATACACAAGATCCAAACTGGGAAGATGTAGCTTAACTATTATGCAAAAAAAGTATATAATCTAATTAATGTGAGGAAAATAAATGGCAAGCACATATGTAAATAACTTAAGACTCAACGAAATGGCGACAGGTGATGCGTCAGGAACTTGGGGTACAGTTACAAACACCAACTTAGAATTAATTGGTGAAGCACTTGGGTTCGGCACAGAAGCAATAACCACTAACGCAGACACACACACGACTACAGTAGCAGATGGAGCATCTGATGCTGGTAGAGCCATGTACCTTCAATATACAGGTACGTTAGATTCAGCCTGTACTATTACGATTGCACCTAACACTATGAAAAGAGTGCAGTTCATTGAAAACGGCACTACAGGATCACAAAATATAATAATTTCACAAGGCACAGGAGCTAACATAACTATTCCTGCTGGCGATACTAAAGCAGTTTACTTAGATGGTGCTGGTTCAGGAGCAGCAGTAGTTGACGCTTTTGCTAGTCTTTCTACAGTAGACCTAAAAGTACAAGACGATTTGACAGTTACAGATGATGCTTCTGTAGGAGGTGATTTATCTGTAACAGGTGCATTAGACGTTGATGGAGCGACTACAACAGACGGCATAACAAACGCTGGTAACTTCTCTACAGATGGCGGAACAATCAAACTAGATGGAAACTACCCAACTGGCACAGGTAACGTAGCTTTAGGAGATACAGCCTTAGATAGTGTAACTACAGGTAACTATAATACTGCTATTGGAGAAAATTCTTTAACAGCAAATACAGAAGGCGGAACAAATACTGCGGTGGGTTCACGTTCATTAGATGAAAACACTACTGGAAGTTCTAACACAGCAGTAGGTCAAGGTGCGTTAAATAAAAATACAACAGCAGATAACAACACATCAGTTGGTCAAGGCTCACTTGCTGAAAACACCACAGGAGCATCCAACGTAGCTGTCGGTGCTTTAGCTTTAGATGCCAATACTACAGCTTCAAACAACACAGCCGTAGGATATGCTTCTTTAGGAGCAAACACTACAGGACACAGCAACGTAGCCGTTGGTTCGACAGCTTTAGACGCTAATACGACTGCGTCGGGTGGTACAGCTATTGGATTTGCTGCTCTTAGTGCTAATACTACAGGAGCACAAAATACAGGTGTTGGATGGAGTTCTTTAACGGCTAACACTACAGGAGCAAATAATTCTGCACTAGGTCTTGGTTCTTTAGCATCAAATACTACAGCTGATAATAATACGGGTATCGGAACAAATGCTTTAGGATCAACTACCACAGGAGGAAACAATACAGCATTAGGTTCTTCTGCTTTAGCGGCAAACACTACAGGAGATACTAACGTAGCAGTTGGGTATCAATCTTTAGATGCCAATACCACAGGAACAAATAACGTAGCTGTAGGAGACAATACTTTAGGTGCTAATACCACAGCCGCAAATAACACGGCAGTTGGTTCTCAAGCCTTGGCTGCAAACACTACGGGAACGGAAAACGTGGCTGTGGGTGCTTTAGCAGGTGATGCAATCACAACTGGTTCTTTTAATACAGCTATAGGTTATATAGCTTTATCTGCTGCTACTACCGCAAATGACAATACGGCAGTAGGTCGTGAGGCTTTAAGAGACACAACATCAGGTGATGATAACGTAGCCGTAGGTAAAGAAGCTGGAAAACTTAATACAACTGGGTCAGGCAATACGGCAGTTGGTAATCATGCTTTCAATGTAAACACAACAGGTTCTAACAATACGGCGGTGGGATCTAACGCTTTAGACGCCAACACAACAGCGTCGAGCAATACGGCGGTGGGCAACGCAGCTCTAGGAGCCAACACCACAGGTGCTTTAAACACGGCAGTAGGAGCGGCGGCTTTAACAACAAACACAACTGGAGGAAACAACACGGCAGTGGGTTTTGCTGCTCTGCAATTAGCTACAACTGCATCGAATAATACAGCCATTGGTTATGCTGCGTTAAATGCAAACACAACAGGCTCTTTAAATATAGCACTAGGTAATTTTGCTGGTGATGCGATAACTACAGCAGTACAAAATGTGGCTATTGGTTATAACGCTTTAAGTGCTGCCTGTGGTAACTCTAATGTGGCTGTAGGTGCTGCTGCTGGTTCACAATTAACTGGAGCAGATAACGTAGCTATAGGCGACATAGCTTTAAATGTTGCAACTTCGGCTGACAGAAATGTTTGTGTAGGTGGTAACGCTGGAAGTCAAATAACTACAGGCGATGATAATGTAATTGTAGGTCGTGCGTCAGGTGACGCTTTGACCACAGGCTCACAAAATGTTGCAGTAGGCAATAATAATGCTTTTAGTGCAGTTGGAGCCAATAACCAAATTATAATGGGACAAGGCATAACTTCTGTAGGTAATAGTAATTTTACTTTTGGGGATGGAACTGTTGATTCTAATATAGCTTTTGGAGCTACTACAATAACCGCTCCTTCTGATATAAGATTGAAAGAAGATATACAAGACCAAGAAGCTGGTTTGTCTTTTATAAATGATTTAAGACCAGTAACTTTTAGATGGAAAAAAGAAAAAGATATACCACCTGAATTAAATGCTTATAGAGAAGGTTCAGAAAAAAGAACCATGAACGATAAAGTAAATCATGGATTTATAGCACAAGAAGTAAAAGCTGTTATAGATGCACACGATGAAATTAAAGATGGATTTGATCTCTGGCAAGAAGATGAAACAGACGGCAGACAACGTATAGGAGCCTCAAGTTTAGAAACCATACTTGTTAAAGCAATACAAGAGTTATCAACAGAAATTGATGAAATTAAAAAGAAACTACATTAAGGAGTAAAATATGGCAGTTACAAAAACAATAACTAAGTGTATTCCATACGTTAATAGCAATAACAAAGTTGATAAATGGGACATAGTAATGACGTATCAAAACGACAACGAGGGTGATTCTACTTATTACACTTCTGAATTTCGCACCTCAGTAAATCAAAAAGATACTGATTTAGAAGGTAATGTAATAGCAACTAACTTTACTTTAAAAGCTAAAGGCAGTTGGAGTAATGCTGAGTTAGTAGCTTTATGTCCTGTATCAGATTGGGATGTAATATTTGCAAGTCAAGTAGATAGCGTTATAACTAACCCACCAGTGCGTAGCGCACCTGATAACGAATTTAACGTGCCTAGTTAATGGCAGAAGTTACAGTACATAACATGCCTTCTGTTTACGTTATGGAAACAGAAATGCCTATAAGTATGGTGAATGACTTAAACGATTACCTTGATGAATATGTAGAAGATAAAAATAAAAAATCATTAGCCGATACTTTAGTAGGGCAAATAGCACAAGGCGAACAACTGTTGATGGATAATGAAGACTCCAGGGTAAAAGAATATTCTGAGTTTGTATGTAGTCTTGGTGCTGATTACATAAACTTTTTTCATAATAATACAGGTGCAAGTTTAGATTCTCCAAAGGCAGTAACCATCGATGAAACTTGGTCAGTACATAGTTACGAAGGCGACTATAATCCAATCCACGACCACGGCACAAAAACCATAATGGGTATCTCTACTACTGGTTGGACAAAAGTACCCCAACAAATATTAGACCAACCTACAGCTGGATCACCAAATTACTCCTTATATAATACGTCTGGTGATTGTGATGGCTACATTGCTTTTCAATATGGTCGTAACGAATTAATGAATACAACTAGACTAAGACCGCCTCAGTCTTTTGTAATTAAACCAACTGTAGGAAAACTATTAGTATTTCCATCTTGGTTACAACACATGGTTTATCCCTTCAAAGGTGAAGGTGAAAGAAGAACAGTAGCATCTAATCTTAATTGTTGGGATGTTCCTAAAGAATCATTAATAGAAGAGGTGAAACAATGAGATGGTTACCAGATACCTACTTTAACTTTGTAAAAAAGTTTTGGCAAAAAGTTAGAGGAGTTGAGGAAAAAACTGTAAGAGCTAGAACTAAAGAAGGTAAGTTTGTGGCAGATGATAAAGCTACACCTGATGTAAACGAAGCATATAAAACAGTAGAAGTTAAAAAGAAAACAAAGAAAAAAGTCAAGACAAAAAAGAAATGAAATCTCAAGATATTACTCCTTTAACAGTGCATGAAAGAGAATGCGCATTAAGGTTTGAATATATTGAAAAAAGACTAGACGAAGGATCAGCTAAGTTTAAAAGGTTAGAAACATTAATATGGGGTGTGTATCCTGTAGTTATAACCTGTTTATTAGCAAGTAGGTACATCTAATGGAACAAGCCATTACCTTTATTAATGAGGTAGGCTTCCCAATCGCAGCAGCATTAGGGTTAGGGTTTTTTATATGGAAGCTCATCAATAGAATTATTGACGGTATGGAGACTAAACTCGATGTACTTGATGATAAGGTCGCAGACCAGATAGCTCAGATGGAAGATCGTCTTGGTACTAAATTAGACTCTCAACACGGCATTTTAGTAGCTCTAATTGATAGAGTTAGATCACTAGACAATGAGATTATCCGTCAAGACACACTCATAAAAACTATACTAGGTGTGCCACAATTAATAGACAGTAACAAAATAGCTAAAGCTGATCGAGACGACCAAAGGAAAGACTAATGAACAAACAAGATAGTTTTTTAGCAATCACAGGTACACTTTTAATTTTGTTGGTAGTGATTGTACAACAAGTACAAGCTGATGAAATGGTACATGAGTTTAAAAACCCATCTTTTAGCGGTATAGGAACATCTAGTCATTACCTAACAATAGAAAACCAAGAGGCAAACCGTAAAAAAGCACTTAAAGAAGAAATAAAAGCTCTACAAGATGAAATAGAAAGAGAAAAAAATAATACTGTAGAAGCTCGTTTTATGCGTAATCTTACTTCTAGGATCTATGCAAATATAGCAAGACAAGTAGAGTCTGCATTATTTGGTGAAAACCCACAAAAAAGTGGATCTATGGAACTAGATGGAAACACCATAGAATATGAAATAACAGACGAGGAGGTTAGAGTTACAATCACTGATGAAGAAGGTAATGTCACAGAAGTTATCGTACCTATCGGTGGTTTTACTTTCTAGTTGTGCTCTCATGATTGACCCACTAGAAAATAACATACCACCAATCAAGCACATTCAACCAGCTTCAGTAGAAAAGTTATATACTGAACTAGCTAATGTGGAAGAACCAGAAAGAAAACCTGTTATATCGGTTTATGCTAATGATTTTAAAGATCAAACTGGTCAACGTAGGTCAAATGCTAAATATGCAACATTTGCTACAGCTATAACACAAGCACCCCATGCTTACCTTATCAGAGCTTTAAAACATTCAAACTTTTTTGAAGTTGTAGAAAGAGTTTCACTAGAGTCTGTTACAAAAGAAAGGCAACTTATAAGGTCAACAAGAGAAACGTTTGATGAAGATCAAAAACTCCTGCCACTCAAGTTTGGAGACATGATCATGACTGGAGGTGTTTTATCTTATCAGGCTAATATAGGTTCTGGTGGAGCAGGTGCTAGAAATTTAGGTATAGGTTTCTCTAAACAATATAGAGAAGATATAATTACAATTAGTTTAAGAACTGTTTCTGTTAGCACAGGAAGAGTTTTAACGGAAGTATTGGTAACTAAAACTGTTTTATCTGCAGCTTTAGATAGTGATGTATTTAGATTCGTAAGTCAGGGAACAGAACTCATAGAGATAGAAGGAGGCAACGTAAGAAACGAACCAATGAGTGTAGCTCTACAGATAGCTATAGAAACAGCAGTTTTAGAAACAATACGAGAAGGTGTAGATAAAGAATATTGGAGGTTAAAACAATGAGAAAATATCTATTTATATTCATGTTCTGTTTGCCAATTTACGCAGCAGATAATGAAATTTTTATTGACCAAAGTTCAGGTGCTTCTAACTCAAATATAGATTTAGAACAACTTGGCTCTGGTAATATTATTGGTGGAGCTGACGCTGCAGCAGGTTCTATGACAGACTTAAATTTAGTTGGAACTGCATTGACGTTAGACATTAATCAAATAGGAGATACTAATAAATTTCTTGGAGACATAGTTGGTGACTCGTACACAGGGTTCTTTGAGTTTGATGGAAACAGTAATACATTTAATATGAATACGGACAAGACTAACACATATGGAGCAGACAGTTCTAATGTAAATGTGGACGTGACTGGTAACAGTAACACATTTACCTTAAATCATGCCACTACTGCATTAGCTAGTACACTTGATCTTGATTGGATTATAAATGGTTCAAGTAACAGTATTACTGCTGCTATTGATGTAGACAGCGCAACAAACTATATAGACATAGATGGTTCGGATAATACAGTTACCTATGATGGTGATGGGTATGCAGGTGGTTATTTTTACTTAGATCATACAGGTAATAATAGAACGTTTAACATACAACAACAAAGCACATTAGATAATGACTGGCTCAAGATTCTTAGTTCTGGTACTAGCACTTCAAGTGTGTGTGTTATCCAAAACGATCAAGGCACAAGCACAGGTTGCTGATATCGGCTCGATTAGTGAGCTAAGAGGTAACGCACAAGTAGTACGAGATAAGCCTTATGGTGCTGAGTTAGCATTTGCTATTCAGCAAATGGATAATGTAAAAACAGAAGCTGGACGTGTCGCTATAACTTTTGAAGATAATACGATTGTTCGTGTAATGGATCACAGCAAATTAGTCATCGATACGTACATATATGATCCTAATCCAAATAAATCAGAAATGGCGTTACGATTTGCTAGTGGAACAGCAAGATTTGTAACAGGTAAATTTAATAATAAAAAGAATATATCAATCACTACTCCCAGCGCAGATGTTTTTGTAAGAGGCACAGATTTTACAATAACCACAACACCAGAGACTGGTTCTTCTTTAGTTATACTTTTACCTGATGAGTATGGTAATTCTAGTGGTGAAATAGTCGTAGCTACAGCGATGGGGCAAGTTATACTAAATCAACCATATCAAGCTACGACTGCGATGACATATAATCAAGCACCTTCTAAGCCTGTGACACTTGATATTAGTTTAGAACTTATCGACAATATGTTAATAGTTAACCCACCACGAGAAAGAGAAAACTTACAGGAGGAAGCTCAAGCAGGAACCACAGCAGATTATTTAGATTTTAGTGATTTAGATATAGATTTTTTAGCAGAAGATTTTTTAGATAATGAAGCAGATCTGGAGTTTACAGAACTCGATATAAATTACCTAGATGTAAATTTTTTAGAGGACTTGTTAAACATGATTGATGCATTAGCTGTAAGTGAAGAAGAAGATCAACTAAATCAAATAGCCACAGGCATAAAAATATCTGGCACAGAAATAGGTCAAGATAAGGTTAGTCAAATAACTACAATTATAACAGGTCAGTTAGTTAGTTTTAGAAGAAACGTTGGTGATTCGGTTCGTGTAGATGTGGATGGCGGTAGTTCATACACATTAATCCTACTTCAAAATGGTGTAGAAAATATAATTAAAGTTA